CGAGTAATTTCGTCAACTTGATCAACACCCCAGTTACGGATGTCTTCCATAGCTTCTGGAGAAACGTAAAGGTCTGTTAACATACCTCTGTTATTAGAAGCAGAGTTACCTCCGCCATTACGTCTCATAACAGTTTTCATTAAACTAACAAGACGCTTGGTAAACTGGCTAGCATTAGCATCGCTGTCATAAACAACAATGTTACGATCAACACCAGCGGCCAATAGTGTGTGCCAGCCATCATCATTCATCTTCTTAACGAACGAGGCTTCTAGCACTTCCATAGCACGACCAACAACGTCCCAACGAGCATCACGAGCATACTTTAAGAGATAATCGATGCTGGCACCAACATCATATGTTGGAACCATAACATAATCACCCTCAACATGACGCTCTGGAATATAACCGTGGTTAGGAATTGTGTAGGCCACAAAGTCCTTCTCGGTACCAGGAGCTAAGAAATCAAGAGGAAACTCTGGTGTGGCACTTTGATCAAGACGAATTGGTTCAAAGATACCATCAAGAACATCACCATTAAGAACGCCCTGACGAAGAGGTAGTTCTAGGGCTTTTGCAAATTCGGCATTAGCTGCTAAAGCAACCTCTCTTTGAGCTGAACCAGAACGCTTTAGTAGATCACTAAGTTCTGGAGTTGGTTGAAATTTTTCAGTTTTAGCTGACATATTTATTTCTCCGTGTATGAAAATTATAGGTTTACTGATACTTTAGCATAGCCGTCAGTGTCTTTGCCGCTTAAGAACTGACCAACTTTAACAGCATTAGAACTACTTGTGCCAATCAAGCCACTAGCACCAACATAAGCATCTGTTCCAGCGGATGGAGTGATGCTGGCAACTAACATATTTGTTGTAACTTGGCCGTTACGTAATAGTGTTACTTTGCCACCGACCTGAACCTCATCTTTGTGCCAATTAATGTGTTGGCGAGTAAGATCAAGATTCACAACATCATTAAGTAGAACGCCTACTGGCTTCGCACCAGATGCTACAGCGGCGTAAGCAACAACAGCATTGGCATCGTCCATAGACACGCCAACACCAGTTGTTGAAGTTACAGCGCTAACAACACCACCGCGCTCTGCTATAGTAGTCATGAAAAAAGAGATATCTGTTAATAGTTCGATACGATCAGGTTTTAGAGCCATTGTATGTTCTCCGTATAAAGATTACTTAGTTTTTTTTGCCTAATTTACTGTAAACAAACTCAACAAGAGCTGCACGAGTGGTATTTTCTTCTTCTTCAGAAGAATCAGAGCCAACTGTTAATTCAATATTTGTTTCTGTTTCAACATTTTCTAGATCAGAAGCACTTACTTTGGGTTCAACAATCTCTTCTGCTTCTGCAACTTCTTCTGCTTTCATTTTCATTTTCATAGCATCTTCTTTTTTCATTTTCATAGCAGCAAAAAGAGTTGCCATAGCGTCAAATGCTTCGTCTTCGATATTCTCATATTTTTCAACAAAAGCCAAAGCAGCATCTTCTTCGACGCCATTATCTACAAGGGCAGCTTTTCTTTTGGTCATTTTTTCTTTCTTGACCATTTCTGCTTCTTTTGTTTTATAAGCAGCGACTGTTTCGTTGGCGCTATCAAGTTCTGCTTTCATTTTCTTCATTTCTTCTTCTTTTTTCTTCATCTCTTCATTTTTCATTGCAATAGCTTCTGAAAGTTCTGAGATTTGTGCTTCTAATGAAGTTTTGAGTGCTAAAAGCTCTTCTGAAGCAGAAGCTTTGACTTCTTCGATTTCTTTTTTCATAGCAGTTTCTCTTTCTGTGAATTCGTTAGTTTGGGTTTGTAATTGAGATTCTAGTGCAATATTTTTTTCGGTTAATGAATTAACAGATGCGTTAGCTTCAGCTACAGCCTCTTGACAAGAAGTTTCCATAGCCACCAATTTGTTTTTGATTTCAGTTACATCTTGTTCTACACTCATTGTATTATTCTCCATTTGATTATTCAATCGAATACTTATTACACCTAAATTTTCATTTTCGTTATTTTTTTCTTGAGGATTATCAATTTTTTTATTTTCTTCAAAAAGATTCTTATTAAAAACTATACTATCTTCATTTGCAGGTTTGTCAACAAATCCTTTACCAGTAAAGGTAATATTTCTTAAAACTCTACCAATTTTATAATCATTATTTTCTCCTTTACCGCCGTATGCTCTAAGATATTTTGTTAAATAAGCTGTTTCATCACTTCTACTCAGCACTTTATATTCATTGGTTTGTTTATTAATTACTCCATAATCAAAACCTTTAAAAAAGCATTCCATACTAACAAACTTAGTACCATTTTGAATTTCACTAATTAATTTTTCTGATCTTTCTCTAAGTTCGGAAGTGCTAAATCCTTTATATATAACAGAACCTGTGAGAATATGGAATTTGTTTGGTAGATTTTCTACGGGAGTTTCTGGATCTATTAATAGCCCATCCTCGGTAATAGGCCAATTTGATATTATATGACCAACAATTAAACTTTCGTTATGTTCTAGATTTGTGGGTTTATGTTCTGGAGTGTGTTTAGCATTCCATACCTCGTACTTATCAAATACATCATCATTTTTATTCCATGATGAGGTTACTAGAATAGATTGAACATAAAATAGATCACTATCGTCATAAGATGCTAAACTTTTAAATGATTTAGATGATAATCTGAGAGAGCATGGCTCTGCAACACTAGCATAAGCAATAGAAGACGAGGCTAATATTTTTGATGTTAAGCCATCTTCTTGTTCGTGTGGATATATTATCATTATAAACCTTTCAAAAAGATTTGATTATTATTTTGTACTATACACCATTGTATAAAAAGATGATTTAGCTTGTTTAATTTCATCAACTGTTAATTCTCTAGAGAGTTCTAATTTAACCAAATTTAACCAATTATAAAAAGTTTTAGTATCATTACTAGTTGATGCTGATAAATATTCTGTTATATTTTCTTCATTTAGTTTAGCAAAAGGTTTGGTCTGAAAAAGAATATTTGTTTTAATTTTTTCTAATTCTTCATTTTCAGCATTGGATAAACTCCTTAAATTTTTCTTATCAAAATATTCTAAAATTAATGGATTGATTATAGAACTAATTTTGTCTTGTGCAGAAGATGACCATATTAAGAGTTTGGCGCCAGTTTGGGGCGAAAATGTTCTGTCCTTTCTTTTTTCGGTATCTTTGGATAATTTGGGTCTGCCTTCGCCTGCTTCTTTCGGCAACGATTCCGAGGACGGATCGTTAGCCACCTTGGGTGCCCCAAAAGGAGATTTTACTTGTTCTGCTTTTTGTTCTAATGCTGTTTTTTCGCTTGGTTTTTTCTTTGGTAAATCTAATCCTACTTGACTTGGTGTTACAATTCCTAATTGTAAAGATATTTTCTTAAGAGCATTTTCAAATTGAGGATCGTGCCACGGACCAGCTTTTTGTACCATTCTTTCGGAATCTCTTTCTTTTCTTTCTCTATTAAGTCTTGATTTTTCCATATCTGGATCAAAGCCAAATTTGGTCTGTAATAACTCATCACTAATAAGACTTCTATCTGCTAATTGTATTAGTAGTGCCTTCTCTGCGTCTTCATTACTTAGGTCCATTCTATCAAATTCTATTTTAGCTGGATATCTAAAACCCATAGCTTTTTGCACAATTTCTATTTCACCTTCCCAAAATTTAACCAACATATCTCTACCATATTGTAGTCTTTGTGTTAAGGTTTTTAGACTAATAAAATTATTAGTAGTTCCTGCTGCTCCGAATGTGCCAGTAAGTGTTGGAGGAATTCCCAAACCAGCATAGATAGCATTTAAATGAGGAGTATATTTACCTTCTCCAAGAAAATTATGAACATTAGTATTACTTTCTAACAATTCAATATCTGGGCCCCATACCAAATCCATTGTACCGCCACCAACATTGTTTCCTAAAATTTGTGCTAGTTTGGCTGTTGCTGCTTTTGTTGGAGCAATTTTATGTTCTAAATTACCTAATTTGAAAATTCTAATATTACTTATAGCTCCATCTAGAGCCGCCATGTCTGCTAATTTTAGTTTTTCGATAACAGTAATATCGTCCATAATAGCATATATCATAGGATATGCCCATGCTTGCCAATCATCTTTTTTATAATGAAAAACTAGTGTCTTTTCCGGATCTAATGGATATGGTCTTTTAGTTTTAGCTGCTAATACTATTGCTTCTGGAAGAAGAGATACTATCTGTTTTTCTGCTTCTGTTTTTGGACTATTAATATTTTTTCTAAAAGTAGCCGGTAAAATTAATTCATATCTTTTTTCACTAACAAATGATGATAAGGATCCGGCTGCGCTTTCAACATAAACTGGATCTATAAAAGTATATCTCCAAGGAATTTCTTTTTTTTCTATCTTAAATTGATCCATCTGTTTAACATTGAGATCAGGAGATCCAATAGTTTTGTATAGATTATCAGTAACTTTTAATGATATTTTGGCTGTTTGTTTATGAATAACAATATTGCCTGTTTTATATAGATTATTTAAAAATCTTTCGCTACGATCTTTACCATTAATTTTTTTGAACCACTGTCTATAAAATCTTTCTATTCTTTTATTTTTATGAACTAATTTAATACCATGTACAGCAAAATCACCCATAAGATCGATAACATTTTTTACCAAACCAACACGATGATAAATATCTTCTGCTCTTCGGATAACTAGTTTAATCTTTTTAGGAACAGCTTCGTCTGGTCTAAAAGCATAGTAGTCATTACGAGTTAATCCAGGACGACCACCAGTATCACCGTCTAGATTAGAAAAATCTATACTATACCTTCTACCGCCGCCAAAAGCTGCTGTAGAATTTTGAATTCCTGTAAATTCATCTAGAGATTCGGATGATCTTTTAAGAGCATCTTGTTTACTAGATAAATCCTCTCCCCATGTGACATAAGCATCCTCTCCTATAGATGATGCGTTTTTAATAACGTCTTCTTTGTTTGGTTTTCTGGGCATATATTTATTTCTAATGTAATAGTAATGCTATTTGATTACTTTAATAATACACTTTTATCTGTAAATTCCTTGATAAATATCGTCATCATTAACATTCGATGTGAACCATTCGGGACCTTTATATAGTTTATTACTTTGTTGATTAACTAAATCTCTACTATCTCCACCAACAATATCATAATTTGGAGACTGTAAGGTTCTATTTAATTGTCTAGCTATCATATTAGCTATCAATAATGAACTATATCGGTCTTTTCGTAATCTTCCTTTTTTACCATTTGGTAATTTTACTTCCGGAGTATCCCATCTGTCTCTTGCTTGTGGACCAGTGCTAGTTTGGGTCATAACTATAGTTGTTAATTCGTTTTTAAGTTCTTCTATTTCTAGTATGCATTCACTAACGCTATCATATAATGGATTTAAATCGTCGTCTAAGATATTTTTTCCTTCTTTTTCCATAGCAAGACCAAGTGTAAGATTATCAAAACGTGGAAATAGTAATATTTTATCTTCTAGATCTTTTCTTAATCCATGATTAGCTTGACTTGTCCAATCTGCCTTTGCAAATTGTACTAGTTCCAGAATGTGTAAACCTTGTTGAGAATCAGTATCTTTTGCTTTGTCATAATCAATAATTGGCCATATTAGTTGTTCATTATCTTGAAGCTTGCCAGGATCGTGCAAAGCTTCTTCTATTGCAACGCCACCCCCTTGAGCATCCATTCCTATTCTAATAGGAGGAAAGGTTTTCATAAGATCTCTAATTTTTCTAGAACAAAAACTATAAAAGTCATATTCTTGTGCTAGTCCAACCTTTTGTCTTTCTTTAAAATTATTTCTATTTGTTGCCCAACAATATACTATTCTAGAATGATCCGGATGAACTTCTAATATTACTATACTAAAATTATCTTGTTCACTAGCAGGATCGATACCGTAAACATAATGTAAATTAGGATTACCTTGAGTTATAGCATCAAAAACTACTGGTTTGTTACCAATTGTTATTGCCGGATAATCTTTTGTAACACAACTTTCTATTAAACTTCTTCTAAAAAATCCCTGACTATCATTAACGAAACATGCAGCATATTCCATATTATATATACCAACATGAATAGTAGCTTTTGCTCTACTTACTTGTTTATCATCCATAAATCCTTTAGGTATTAATTCATAGGGTATACGAATAATACTATAATCTTTCCAATTAAAATTTGGTGGAATTTCTCCATTAAAGATTTCTCGTAGTTTTCTTTCTTCGCCTTTACTTTCTATAATACTTTTATATCTTTTCCAGTACTGAGCAAAATGCTTGAAACCGTAGTCTGCTGTTCCACTTATCACTGCTTGATTATTAATTCTTCTAGAAATAGTATCTAATTCTTCGCTCCATACTCCTGCTAATTTCATAGCTGCTTTTTTAGCTTCTTCTTTAACGTTCTGAATTGGACTGGCACTAACAGCAGCGAAACCAGAAACTACCGTCTCATAAATATCTGGAGATATACTACTAAACTCATCTGCTAAAATAATATGAGCGCGTAAACCTCTAATCTTATCTCCATTACCTAAAGGAATAGCTATGGCCCAACTATCTCCCAGTCTTATAGTACATCTATCAACATCTCGTCGTGGACCATCTTCGTTGCCATTGAATATGCTTCTTAAAATAGGACTATTTTTCCACATATTTTCCATATATTCAAAGATAATTTTACTTTGTCTAAAAGCAGCACCAACTATAACCACCTTGGTCCCTGGATAGAAAGCACACTTTAGTACCGCATACAGAGCTAACAGAAAGCTTTTACTAAAACCACGACTACCAATAAGCATAGGGAAAGGACGATTCCACATTTCTTGTAGAACCATAGTCTGCATAGGATGTAATTCTATGTTAAAAATAAGTTTACAGGTTGATCCTATATAATATGGATTTCTTAAAATTCTTAATAGATGCAAGTCTGGATTTTCTATATCTTCCTTTGTCCTATGAATCATAGGATTATTAGGAATACTAAGAGCACTTATATCTCCTAGTCCAAGCCAAGCATTATCAAAACTTTTAAAATCAACCATTAGATTGCTTTATTAATCTTCTAGAAGTTTTTATCGCTCTTTTAACTATCATAGATGCTACAGACTCAATGTATGGTAAGCTTCTTTTTGCGCTTTCTTCTTTTAGCCAACCTAGGATAGTTGGTAAATTTTGTTCGCACCAGTCATTACCTTTTTCATTCATTTCTATAGCATGGCGTCTGCAAGAACAATTTGGGGTACTTTTAATTCCCATTGTGCTAATCATATTTGTTAATATGGTTCCTGGACCATTAGGAAATTCTTCTAAGGTTTTGGGAAATTTGCTTCTAAGCTTGGTTGCGGTATCATCTTTAATGCTATCATATAGTAGTTGTTCTAGTGTGGATCTATTAACATCCCCAAGCTTCTCATAATCGATACCATTTGCAATAACAAATGAACCAGGAATATTTCTAACAGTTGCAGAAACTATCTTGTTGGTTGGATTGTCGTGATAGGTAACATCTAAATAATCCATAACTAATGGTGGTGGATTAACTAATTGATTATTTTGATCAGTATATGGTGGCGGATAGATGGTGACTGAATTTTCAAGTTTCATTTTGGTTCTCCTTTGGTTTATTGTTTATGAGGTAAATCCTTTTAATAATATATTCTGCTACTTTTTCTGCATTAGATGCATTATTACAAAATAATACTTTAATATCGTATTTAAGCTGCCAATCTAATATATTCTTCATTATAAATGCTGGAGTAATTCTAACTTTATCCCACATTCTTTTTGGTAGATTTGATCCTATAGGATAGTTTAACACATCATTCATGCTAAATTCTAATAGGAAAAATGAATATTTAAGTTGGCTCATTCTATGTACAACATCTTTGAACCGTGGTTCAATAATATTATTAGCAATTTCATTTATACTCTTTTTACGTTCTATAGCAAAAACGTCCTGAAGACCTTCTATACTATAATCGCCAGTATCTAATTTTTTATTAGCAACTACATAATCCTCAAAAGACCACGGTTGTTGCTCTCTGGTATCTATTATGATCGTAAAGTCTTCATTATTTATCATTTGATTTTTTATTATCAGATATTAATTTGCTAAAAACTGCTTCGTATGCGTTTTCGTTTCCTTCTATAAGAGAGTGATGAAATTTACACAAAGTGATTCCGTTATTTATATTATATCTCAAATCAACGCTATCAACCCATCTTTTGATATGGTGAACATGTAATTTTTTAGATGCTAAACATCCTGGCCATTGACATTTGTATTGATCTCGTTTTTTAACCTCTTGTCTAAAATTTTTGTATAATGGATCGTTATAATTTCTAAACATTAGCGTAAACTTTAATGTCGCTTTGTATCATTTCGCTAACTAAATCATCAAAAGAAGTTGATGGAATCCATCCTAGTACTTTTTGAGCTTTAAGAGATCGGCCACATAAATAGTCAACTTCTGCTGGTCGATATAATGACGGATCAATTTCCACATATTGTTTGTAGTCTAGATCCACACTCTCAAAAGATTTGATAACAAAATTTAATACGCTATGAGTTTGACCGGTACAAATAACAAAGTCGTCAGGAACATCTTGCTGTAGCATCAAATACATAGCATATACATAATCTTTAGCGTGACCCCAATCTCTGTAAGCTTGAAGATTACCAAGTTTTAAACTGTCTGATGTTTTCTTGTTAACTAATTGGCCAATATATTTGGTAACTTTTCGCGTTAGAAAATTTTCGCCACGTCGCGGACTTTCATGATTAAATAGTATGCCGCTAGTAGCAAAGATATTATAAGCATCACGATATATTCGTACCAAATT